GGGGCGGGGCAAGCCCAACAGCTTGTACCCCCGAAAAGAAGGAAGTTGCCACTTCTGAACCGGCCAGCGAAAAAGAGGCGGAATCCTCATCGGCGGCGAATACATCGCACCCTTGGGACGCCGAGGGCGGCACGGCTGAATCGTTAGAAGTAGAGGATCAGCAAGAACTTGCCATCCTACTTAAAGACTATCTGCCGTTGAGCATGATTCCTTGCAAAGTTGGGCGTGCCGCACTTGCGTGGCAGCCATATCCACAGATTTTTTACGTCAAGGGGGCCAGCAGCGAGAGGCTTCGGTTGTCAGGCTTTGCGCTGCGCCCTGGCTGCCATCTTACCGCCCCTCTCCATGCGGCACTTGTGGAGCTGCGGGGCTTGGAACGGACGTCAAAATTTCTTCCCATGTGGCTGCGTGACCACCCGGAAGAGGTCGTAACCTCACGCAACTTTCTCTTCATATACGGGGGCGCATAATGAACGATTTGCAGGCGATGAATTCTACACTCACTACCCTCAGTTCGCAGTTGTACGGTGATGATTTCCGGCTGCTGGCGGTTGCTCCGGGCGAACTCAAGCTGCTCACAAAAAATGCCCGTGTGTTGGACAAGGGCACCTTCCAGCAGCTTACCTCCAACGTGCGCCAAGATGGTCGCTTGTCCAGTGTGCCGCTGTGCTGGAGAGAACCCGATGGTAGTCTGGAAGTCCTTTCTGGCAATCACCGAGTTCAGGCGGCTGTTGAGGCCGGGGTACAGCACATTCTGGTGATGGTTATTGAGTGTGAACTGAGCAAAGCCAAGCGCATAGCAATCCAGCTTTCCCACAACGCCCTGGCGGGGCATGACGATCAGACCATTCTTTCACAATTGTGGGCCGAAATAGACGACATTGAAGCCAAGCTCTATGCAGGCTTGTCCGAAGAACAGGCCCGCAAGCTGGACAAGATCGACCTCGTGGGCTTCACCACGCCACAGGTTTTTACCCGTACCATCGCCTTGGCCTTTGTCGATGAGGAGCTTGAACACTTCCATGAGGTGGTCGAGCAACTTTCCGGCCTTGCACATGATGAAGTGCTGCTGGCTCCGATGGCAGGGTTCGACCGTTTTTATAACGCCCTTGAGGGCGTGAAGCTCAAGTTTGACATTCGCAATAGCAGCTTGGCCCTGCTCAAAATGTGTGAACTGTGCGAAGCCCAGCTCGCGAGCGAAACGGGGGAACGGGCATGAGCTTTATCGGCGCTGTCAGTTCGTCAGTCCGCAAGGTGCTGGCCGAGTATGCCCAATCGGTTTCTTTGCCGCCGCTTATTGTGGGGGCTGGTAATTTCACCGTGCCTTCGGTGCTGCGTAGCGGCGGATACACTGGCCCCATCAAGGCCTGCGATGTCACCATCTACACGTCAGCCCTGGGAGCCTACCTTTCGGGCTGGGATTTAGAACTGCATGAGCAGCCCGACTGTCCAGAGCAGCTTCGCGGCCTGCTGCGCACTGGCAGCGCCATTGAAAAGGCCGCGTCCGTCAGTCTGCTCATGGATCTGCGTGAGGTGTGGCAGGGAAAAAACGCGTTCCAGCTTCGCACGGTTGAGCAGCATCGCCGCTGTTGGGATTCTCTGATGGACAAAACCTGCGAGAACCTTGACCGCTATAAGCGTCACATCGGTGATGTGGACTATCAGGCGCGGGACGGATTTGAATTGCTTGAAGAACACAACGGCAACCAGACCGTGTTCGCCTTTCCTCCCACGTACAAGGCTGGCTACGAAAAATTGGAAGCACTGCTGCGCGCCACCGTGAGTTGGCAGCCTCCCTCCTACCGCGAAATGACGGATAAAAGCCTTGAGCTGTATGAGCAGATTGCCCGGTTTGATGCTTATTACCTGGTGCTGGAAAAAGATTTGCCCGAAGTTTATGCCATCCTGGGCAAACCCAGCGCCGTGCTGCCTCGTGGCCGTGGCCGCACCACCTACATCGTGGCCCGTCACGCGCACAAAGTTGTTGTGCGGTCTCACGTTAAAACACTTCCTGTCGGCCCCATCTGGTCGCCTGCAGATGCCATCACTGGTAACGAACTGCCGGGCTTCGCTCCTATCAAACGCGCGCAATCTTTGCGTCTCAATGAACTCTACCTTGCCCGCCGCATAGACTACTACGATGGTGGCGTAGATGCCTGTCTGGCTCTGACGCTGGACGGCAAAATCATTGGCAAAGCCGATTTCATGAAGTCCAGCCTCTCTCAGTGGAAGCTGCCGGAAAACCCCGACGGTGCGGATACCCTGTACCTCATGTGTGATCTTGCCGTGCCGTCAGACCGTGAAAACCGTCTTGCCAAGCTGGTGCTCATGCTGCTGTCCAGCAATGACGTCCGTCAGTGGCTTAATGCCAAACTTAATCTCCGTTTGGGATTTGTAATTACCACGGCTTTTTCTCGCGGCCCTGTAAGCATGAAATATCGCGGTGTCTTTGAACTTTACAGCCGCAAGCAGGACAAAAAGAGCCAGCAATATTCACTGAACTACTACGCAAAGTTTGATGGCTGCCTTGCGGAAAAATTCGCTCTGTGGTTGAAAAAATATCATAAGTAGCTGAAAATTTTGTAAAAACTATTGATTTAAGAGGTACCCATGATAATATTGAATCATGTCAAACGCATACAAAATGGAGTGCAGCATGAGGCAAATATTTCGCGCGCGGCTCTCACGCATCATGGTCGGTGCTTGGATTCTTGCAAGGCAAGGAGCCAAACAGTTTGGCGGTACGGCCTTCCTGTATTTCGCCGTTGCGCTGCATCTGGTTTGGATGGAGGAACTGAGGGCAAAGGCTCGGTGGCGTTCCGGCGTGGGGAACCAGTTTGTGCTGCCTGGGGTGGATTTGCTGCAAAAGGTTGCCCGCGGGCAAATCTGTCTGCCTGGCATAGACAAATAAAAAGGCGGCTGTGTCACCAGCCGCCAACAATCAGGGCCGGAGCTGACCGACCAATTGCTTGAAAAGGTTGGCTCCGAGCGCTTTAAAAGTCAAGCGGAGCCAATATGAATGCCGAGGATATGAATATCAGCAAAAAAGAAATGCGGAAGATTGAGAGGGAATGCCGCGCAATTGCACACGATATGGTGCAGCAGCAGTACGCGCTATATGACGAAATCTGGTACGGCCGCATCAGGCTCGGCCCAGCGGTGGAAGAACACGGGAAAGAGGTTGTGAAAGAGCTTGTCCGCATTATGCCTAATCTTCTGGTACGTAGCGGGACAGCTTGCCCTGCAGATCTTGTGGCTGAACGGCACGGCTTTGAAACGACCTCCGACCTGATTGATTACCTCTTGGCCTATACGCCACGCGGTCCCAAGGAAGATCACATTTATGGGCAGTTGCTTGAAGAAAGGTTGTCCGAGTTCAGGGGCAGCACAGTTGATGAAATCCCTTTTTAGGTAGGAACTATGAATATCACCACTTCATTTTTTTCAGGGAAGTCTCCGCGTGAGCGGCGCGTTTGTATTGCCAAGCGCGCGCCGTTTTTTCGCGGTCCGCGCGCAGACCTCTTCATACCGTCAGATCCGTGGGCTGATGACTGGAAGGGATCTTACCGGGCAGACCTCCAGTTGCGCTTCGCTTCTTCTGAAATATTGGAGAACTACCTGCGGCAGATTGTAAGCCTGACGCCAGCACCCATCCTCTGTTGCTTCGAGAGCAACCCTGAAGAATGTCACAGGCGTGTACTGGCGAAATACATACATGAACTGATGGGTATCGACGTGCCGGAATGGCGCGACCAAGTAAGCTTGCTGGGCTGAAAAAACAGGTGGGAGTGACGGGGGTGGAGCCCCATCACTCCCTGGGCAGGAAGGGGATAGGCCCCTCACTAACCGAGCGAAGCCTATCCCCTCCCATGTGAAAAATCAATGGAGGGGCCATGCTGCAAGGATGGCAGGCGGATTGCCCGCGCCTTCAACGTGAACGAGGATGTTATGCCTGACGAAAAAAATCTTGACGAATTGCTGCAACGCAGCGCGCAAACCGACATTCAGGTGCTCTTGAGCGCCAAGGAAAGCGCCAAGCGGGCAACCTTGTCAGACCCGTCTGCAACAAATCTCGCTGCGCTGGAACGTGCCTCCAAACTGCTGGAGGCACGAATGGACGCTGCAAAAAATTTGAAGAATGCCCGCGAGGTGCTTTCTTATGTCGAGGAGAACGGACGCAAGCTCAAGAAAACAAAGCTGTATGAGGATATACAGCTAGGGCGCCTGCCCAAGCAGCCGGACGGCACCTTTAGCCGCCGCAGGGTTGACCGCTACATGGCCTCGCTACCTACAACTGGCACGTCCGACACTGTTGCGGAACAGGCGGCAGACCGCCTGCGGCGTAAGGAAGAGGCCGATATTCGCCGCGCAGAAGCTCAGGCAGGCAAAGAAGAGTTCAACCTGAGCATTAAGAAAGGGCTCTATATATCGCGCGAGGCTGTACATGCCGAGCTGGCTGGCCGTGCGCTTACCCTCGCCGCAAGCATCAAGACGGCCTTTGAAGCTCACGCTCTTGACATTATTGCCACAGCCGAAGGCAATCCCAAAAAGAGTCAGGCTCTGGTCGCGCGGCTGGAAAGTGTCTTTGATGAAGCCCTCTCCGAATACAGCCGCGAAATGGATATTACGGTGGAAGTGCTGCCGGATACAGAGGAAAAAGCGGACACGGAGGGCGAAGATGGGTCTCGTAGTTGATCTCTTTGCTGGCGGCGGCGGTGCGTCTGAAGGGCTTGCCCGCGCCTTGGGCCGTGACCCAGACATTGCCGTCAATCACGACAGGGAGGCTCTTGCAATGCACAAAGCAAACCATCCCGGCACCAAGCATCTGCTCAACGACATTACGCGGGTACTGCCGCTGGAAGCTACGAATGGTTTGCCCGTGGATATTCTTCACGCTTCACCCGACTGCACCCATTTCTCTAAGGCAAAAGGGGCAAAGCCGCGCAAACAGTTCATCAGGGATTTGGCATGGACTGTTGTGCGGTGGGCAGAAGATACCCACCCGACGCTAATAACTCTTGAAAATGTTGAAGAGTTTTTGACTTGGGGGCCACTTGACCGGAATGGATACCCTATCAAGGAGCATTCCGGGGATACCTTCCGAGCATGGGTCAAACGGCTGCGGCGTCTTGGGTACAAAGTGGCCTGGCGACTTCTGCGCGCTTGCGATTATGGCGCTCCCACTACCCGCCGCAGGCTTTTTGTCGTTGCCCGCCGTGATGGCCGTTCGCCTGTATGGCCCAAGCCCACGCACGGAGCGCCAGACTCGCCAGCAGTCATTGCTGGCAGGCTCAAACCGTGGCGCACAGCCGCAGAGTGCATTGACTGGAATATCCAAAGCCAGAGCATTTTTGACCGTAAAAAACCGCTGGCCATCAATACCCAGCGCAGAATTGCCGAAGGCCTGCGCCGTTATGTGATTAATGCTGCAGTTCCTTTTCTGGTCAGCTACTACGGCCCCAAAAGGGAGAACGATTTTCGCGGGCAGATGCTTGACCGCCCGTTGCCCACGCAGACAACGGAAAATCGCTTTGGCCTTGTATCACCTATGATTGTGAATGCTAACCACACTTCCCGCAACGAGTCCCAATTCCGGGGGCAGAACATAGAGTCTCCTTTACTTACCATCACACAAAAAAATGGTTTTGTTCTTGCTACTGCTCATGCTGCTCCCGCCATCGGGAATCAGCAAGCTCTTGCGGGGGTAATCGTCAGTCCGAATCACACGGCACAAAACTATACTCCGTTTCGCGGGCAGGATGTAAAGGAACCGCTGCGGGCAATTACGCAAGCCCCCGGTTTTGCGCTGGCCACGGCTTACGCAGTTCCTTTTGTACAGCATGTCCAGCACAGTAAAGCTCCGGGGGGAGTGATGCCCGCCGACGAGCCTTTGCGCACAATTACGGCACAGCCCAAGGGCGGTGGTCTTGCCCTTGTGGCGCCAATCCTGTCGCGCCAGTTCGGTCAATCCATTGGGCAGCGCGTTGATCAGCCGCACCCGACAATCATGAAATGCAACCACGATGCCCTTATTTCCGCTTGCGTGGCCAAACATTACGGCGGTGTAGTCGGCCACAGCCTGCGTCAGCCCCTGGGCACAGTGACCACCGTTGACCATCACAGCTTGGTTACGGCCAACATGATCAAAATGCGTGGGTTGAATGTTGGCAGCCCTGCAGATGAACCCCTGCGCACAATATCCGCGCAGGGGCAACATCACGCCGTAATATCCTGCCTAGCCAAGTATTACGGTAAGTCTGACTGTTCGGGGATTGATGAGCCTGTTCATACTTTGACCAGCAAAGAGCACATGGCCCTGGCCTCTGCATATATGGTGCAAACAGGCTACGGAGAACGCGAAGGGCAAGCCCCTCGCTGTCTTGATATTAACAAGCCCCTTGGGACAGTGGTTGCGGGAGGAGGTAAACACGCTCTCGCTTCTGCATGCATGGTAAAATACTACGGCACTGCCCTGGCCGCCTCTCTATCCGATCCAATGCACACACTTACCGCCAAGGCTCGGATGGGTCTGGTGTCCGCTGAAACCGACACCACGCACGGGCGATATGAACAGGTGCGCACATGGTTACGCAACTGGAACGTGATCGGCCCTGACGATGAAGCAGAGATTACACATGACGGTATAGTCTATCGCCTGACAGACATCAGCATGCGCATGCTGGCCCCGCGTGAGCTTTATACCGCCCAAGGCTTCGGCCCCAACTATCAAATCGACCCTATTATCAACGGCAAACCACTTTCCAAAACTGCGCAAGTCAGAATGTGCGGGAACTCTGTGCCTCCGCAGCTTGAGGAAAATCTTATTCGCGCCAACGGCCCTAATACGTGGCTTCCCTTTAGACCAGCCCCAAATCTTCCTCTGTTTTCTGCTTTTGGAATGTCACTTCACTCGGAGGTTTTAGCTTCATGAACCAAGTAACCCTGCTGCCTTTGCCGCCTGTGGAACGCCGCAAGTACATCAGAGCGACCATTCCAGCATGGTTTCCCCCATTCCTTCGCGAGGCCGTGCAAGGTCTCGCCAAGGATGGAGGCAAGATTGATTTTGCATTTTCGCGCGGTGAACGTCAGGTGTTGCGGCGGCGCAAGCCCATACCAGTCAGCCAATGGGCAGAAAAATACCGCGTTGTTGAAATGAGCGCCATTCCTGGGCGCTGGCACAACCAGTTCACGCCGTACCTTGTGGGCATAATGGACACGATGGCCTATCCGGGTGTTGAAACGACCATTGTTTGCAAAAGTCCACAAACTGGCGGTTCTGAGGCTGGGCATAATTTCGTGGGTTACTGCATAGACCGCAGCCCCGGCCCGGTCATGTATGTCTATCCTGATGAACTGACCGCGCGCGAAAATGCCAAAGATCGTATCATACCCATGATACAGGTCTCTCCACGGCTGCGTGAATATATGACGGGATACGGCGATGATGCCAGCTCGTTGCGCATCAACCTCATGCACATGCCCATTTATCTTGGTTGGTCAGGGTCAGTTTCTCGCTTGGGCAATAAGCCTATCCGTATCCTTATCCTTGACGAGTTGGATAAATACAAAGACCCAAAGAACGAAGCCACGTCCGAGGCTCTGGCCGAAATGCGTGTGACAACATGGCGCAGGCGCGGGCGGTCGCATGTCATGAAAACCAGTACACCAACGACAGAAGCCGGCCCAATATGGAAGGCGTTCACGCAGGAAGCCCAGGCACGGCTCGACTATTGGGCGCGGTGCCCGCATTGCGGCATGTTCCAGCTCATGCAGTTCGAGCGTATTGACTGGCCCGGTAAAGATACCGATGCAGAGCCAGCCGCCGAGACCGTATTGGCCCAGCGTCTTGCCACATACCCGTGTGAGCACTGCGGAACAGTGTGGGACGATAATGACCGGGACAGGGCTGTACGTGGGGGGGAATGGCGAGAGCGCGAAACTGGATTAGACCTCGCCGCCTATCTGGCAACATACCGCCCGTTGAAAGTCGGTTTTCACATCCCGGCTTGGATATCTTTTTTCGTCAGCCTCTCTGACATCGCCCGACAGGCGCTGATGTACAAGCAGACGGGCAGCACTGACGAGCTAAAGAAGTTACAGAACCAGTACAAGGCACTGCCGTGGGTGGTGGAGCATACCGCACGGCAAGAAGACGGTATTCTAGCTCTTTGTGACGACAGGCCTCGCGGCAAGGTGCCCGGCTTTGTCGATGGCAAGCCGCGCGTGTCCATGTTGCTTGCTGCAGTAGACACGCAGAAAAGCCATTTCCGGTACGTCATACGCGCCTTTGGATTTGGCGATATTGAGGAGAGTTGGCTTGTGCAGTGCGGTATTGCCGAGACGCTTACCGCAGTTGATGAAATCTTATGGCGCACAACATACACAGATGCGGATGAACGAAAATACGTTGTGCGGGCTGCAATGATAGATGCAATGGGCGGTCGCACGGCAGAGATATATCGTTACGCCGTTAAACATCGTGGAAGGGTTTACCCTTGGCAAGGTGTTCTTTCAATGACGCAGCCATACACGCCCACACCGCAAGAAT